CCTAACTCTCTTCCCTCCTAACACTCCCTTCTTTAAGTTAGAGATTGACAGCCTTGCGTTAAGAATAGAAGAGCAAGGGCCAGAGATTAAGACAGAACTCGACACAGCATTAGTAAAGGTAGAGCAAGCTGTGATGACTGAGCTAGAAACTATGAGTGCAAGAGCAGCACTGGCTCAAGCATTTCAACAGTTGCTAGTAACAGGTAACGTCCTTCTTTACATACAAGAAGACAGGATCAGGACTATACATTTACAAAACTATTGTGTCGTTCGTGATCCAATGGATCATGTAACTGAGATCTTAATTGAAGAGGAGGTATATCCTGAAGCATTGCCAGATGGATTCTTACCTGAAGACAAACAAGATGACGATAAGCTAGGCCCAATCAAGAAGACAGTAAAGATTCATACATGCGTTAAGACTGAGGATGGTGTCACTCGCTGGTATCAGGAGTGTAAGGGACGGGAACTCGACAACACATACGGCATGTGTCCAATGGATGTAAGTCCTTGGATTGTGTTGAGGTATGAGCGTATTGAAAGTGGTGAGGAATACGGAAGAAGCCATGTCGAAAAATACTATGGCGACTTGACTGCACTTGAATCTTTATATCAAGCATCGATTGAAGCAGCGGCTGCGTCTTCAAAAATTTTGTTTCTTGTGAATCCCAATGGAACCACGAGGCCCAAAACCCTGTCGTCAGCAGCGAATGGGGCCATTGTGCAAGGGAACGCTTCGGACGTGTCAGTGGTGCAGAGCCAGAAGCAGGCCGATCTACAAATAACAATGAGTATGATCGAGCGTATAGAACAAAGACTAGAGTTTGCTTTCCTACTTAACCAAGCAGTACAACGACCAGGGGAAAGAGTTACAGCAGAAGAAATAAAATATATGGCTCAGTCACTCGAACAAACAATCGGTTCCTTCTATTCAATACTTACTCAAGAACTACAGCTACCACTGGTACGCAGGTTAATCTACATGTTGCAAAAGAAAGGCAAGCTACCTGAGTTTCCTAATAGTCAAGAGACAGGTGAACCTTTGGTACAACCAAGAGCAGTAACAGGTCTTGAAGGTATAGGTAGAGGTGATGACATGAGTAAGCTGACTGAGTTCTTAACTATTACTCAGCAGGTACTAGGCCCAGAGATAGCACAACAGTATGTGAACTACGAAGAAGCACTGCGAAGATTGGCAGCTAGTGCTTCAATAGATACGACTAACTTAGTCAAGACCAGCGAGCAACTACAGCAAGAGGCTGCTGCTGCACAAGC